ACCAACACCTGTGCAGAGCAACTATGGAAGAACCGGAAGATAAAGGTTATGCCGAATTATTTGGACATGCAATTAGATTTATGATCCTTTGTTGGTCGTTATCCATGATGACTTTAGGGTACATGGGCAAAGTTCGTATAGACGGTGCTTTTACGGCAGGCTTGGTTTCTGGGGTTCTTGGATCGTATGGAATAAGCGTTGGTGCTAAAAAGAACGGAAATAAAGATAAAGTTATAGTAGACAAGAAAGATACACAGGTGGGGATCAAATGAAAAGACTACTACCACTGATCTTCTTATTAATATCGGCTCCTGCTGCTAAAGCAGAGATCAAAGCGAGTTACATCACCTCGGCTCAGATCAAGGTTGAAATGCCTTACGTTACAACTCAAAAAGCAGGCAGCACGTATTCATTAAGTGGGTCGAACTTAACTCCTTCAGTCACGATTGGAGATACTACAACATCAAATAAAATTGGTGGTTTGAATCTTGGAAGTTTGACCAATGGAGTTCCAGCCTTGATTCAGACAGATACAACGGTTACAAATGCAGGCTCAGCATTTGAAAAAGTTGAGTCAATTTTTGTAGGTGATACTACGCCGTCTACTGTTACACCGTCGTCGGGTCTTGCAGCCTTACCTGTTTTGTCAGGAACGACGACAATAGGAAGCGGAGGCACAAAAGGTGACTTGGCCTTAACGAGTCTAAGCTCTGGAATTACCACATGCTCGGCGGGAGGTAGCGGCACACTGTGTACCGCAAGTACAACAATTACGATTGAAATTGATTAAATGGCTCTTGCTATTGAGTACTTTAATAGGTACCAGATCCCTTGCTACACCTTTGGTTCCAGCATTCCGGACTGGTACTCTTACCACAAATTCTTCGAGTACCCAGTTGATAAATGAGACAGTTTCGGTTTCTACCTGGCGTTCAGGCTACTCCTACTCAGCCTCTGGCAACAACATTTCGACAGATACTTATATCAACCCTTCTGCAATTACAGAGAACGAACAAACACATGATGGAGTCAGGTTCTCCTGGACCTCACCACAGATGGAGAGTATTCCTAGATGGAATATCGTAAACGAAGGTCAGCCCTTCACTCTCGTCGAATCAATCATTCCCCCAGGATTGGATTCAGTAACGACAGTGACCAGGCAAATTCAGACCTCAACGACTACAGAAAGTATTTCAGTATTTGGACAATAATATTATTAATAGGTGCCCAAACCCCAGTCATAGCAAACACAACGGTCAGTTCGCCAAATAGCACAAGTACAGGGGTCGTTAACAACAATGCCACGATGATTACCCCAGGTTTATGGCCTACTTCTAGGTACAGTCAGGGCATCCAATGCGTTAGTCCATCCCTTACATTTAGCCCATATATAACCGACGGAAGAACATGGCAATCTCCCAGAAAAGATATAACTAAGACACCTATTTATGATGAAGACACTGGTGAAGTTCTTTATTACCAAGAGATTCCTAGATTTGAGAAGGACTCATTCAACTTGAATATGGGTGCAAGCCTTCAATTCAATATCCCACTAGGGAAAGGAGTTGATCTATGCCATCAAGCTGTCAAAGTAAATATCGAGAATCAAAAGCTCTTACAACTCAAAACTAAATACGAGATAAATCTCCACCGACTTGCCCAATGTTCAACTCAGATAAAACTTGGGGTTAGGTTTAAAGAGGGTTCAGACAGTGCAGTTACCTGTCACGATGTAGAAGTAGTCGTACCAGCTAATCAGGTTTTGCCTCATCGTCATTCGATTTCTTCTTCCCAGTAAGTTTCTTCATTAGATTTTTTATGATCGGTTTAATAGCGTTGAGGATTAGCGGGGCTGATACAGCTAAAAGTGCAGTTGCTGTTGTATTCATAGCCTGCCCTGGTGAGGGTAGATACGTTTCTGCGTAAGTCACTTTTTCCCATACGGGCAAGCAGTCGCCGTTTACTTCTTCAAAAGAGACAATGCGCTCAAGCCTCTTCTCATTAGCAAATGATCCAACCCTTAGATTTGAATTTGGATCAGGACAAGGTTTTGTTTCTGGAGGTGGATCTGGTGGAGGTGGATCGAACTTTGGTTTAGGTGGCTCAGGTATATCACTTTTTTTATCTGCTACCTGTGGTTCCTGAACTGAAATCTTTAAATCTCTATCCCACTCCATTGGATAGAAATGAGGTAACTCTCCTTCAGCACATGTGGCATAAACACCATTCCTATCTACTAAAAGAAGATCTGCATTACCTGTAAGTTTTAAATCTCGATGAGTGTATTGACAGCCAGGAATCGTAGTTGGACTATCAGGTATATAGACAACAGGTATATCAATATCCTTGATATGAATATCAGGGATTTCCATTTATATCATCGCAGATCATATTGATCAGCATTGTCTTGTTGTAATTATGTGTTGTACCAGCAAGCTTTCTTAATTCGTAATTGGTTATACCACGCAATGCTCGTCTATATCCATCAAGAGGTTCAGGACTCCGATAGACAAATAAACTACCAATTGCATCAAGTAAAAACTTCATCAAAAAGGCATACTGATACCAGTAGTTTTTGGAAGACTTTTTTCAATTGACTTCGGAACAATGTTTGATACTTGTCCCATGATTTTTTCTTTCACCTGCTCTTCAAATTGAGGTGAAGTCACATACCTATATAAAAGAAAAGAGCCGCCTGCAAGTGAAGCACTAATTAAAAGTGCAACACAAGCAGCAGCATCAAGTACCTTACGAATCATGACCAAGGTTTCCCAGTGCCATGAGTAGGTGTTCTCTGAATGTTTACACCATTCTCAACAGCAGCCTCAACTTGAGCTACTTTGTCAATCGTGTTACCAGCTTCATCTTTATCTGAATTGAGTTTTGCCTTTAGCCATCCAATCACCTGAGTTTCCGTCAAGTCACCATAGGGAACAAGAGTGGAAGGTCTAGGAAGATCTACTTCACCAGTAGCCCTAAATTTGTAAGTGCCATCCTCGCCTTCACAGCAAAAAATAACCTTGTCTACATAGCCATCTGCAAGCTCTCGCTCAAGGGTATTAATAGACCAAGTTTTAGTAACCATTGTTTATGATCCTGGTGTATTTGATTTGTTGGCAATTAGAAAAGCTTTGTAGTCTGCTTTGACTTGATCCGACCATGCCGCTTGTGCGATTAAACGGACATCGCTGTCCTCACCCGACAGGTCTGTATTAATTAGGTTGTCACTTGCATCAAGTGTTCCTGGTAATAATGTTTTTCTACTAAAGGAACGGGAAATCTCGTTACCGTCATCTTTTATAATGGTCGCATTTCGGACCTGTACCGACCATCTGTTAACGATCTCTATTTTGTCGTTCTCTTGTGTTTTTGTTAATGCCATTTAGGATTAATCTCCGATTAAAACAGTTTTATGGCGTAGTTTATAGACGTGCTAACGGTCTAGGAATCTATTGACACTTATATGTCAATGTAAATTGCATTAATTTTCCGTCTACAAACTGACTCTTTTTCAAAGCTGTCCAAGTGACAGCATGACCACCATTTAATCTGATAAAAGCAATAGACGTAGCGTCACCTGCCGCAATAGTAGATTGCGTAACAGATGCGTCTAATGCAAAACTATTAAGAGAACAGGCACCTATCCATGCACCATCACCTCCAGATGGTATAGCTGAAGTAGCAAAAGGTAATGTAAATTGTAAACTAGTAGTTGTATCAGTTGATGTCTCATCACTTTGCACATAAGCACCAACAGTAACCACATGACCAACCTTGACGTACCAACCTGTGTCATAACTATCGTGTAAATCTATGTTGCAGGAGCCGCCTGTTAAATCCCAGTGTCCCTCCTCATAGTCATCGAGCACTGAATTAGTGCCATTACTTGTTTCAACCTCACTAAAGTCAATACCGTGACCATTAGGAAATTTCAAGTGACCAGTCGTATCAAATTCTGCTGCTTTGTGGCCCGGTCTTAATCTAAATACTATTGCTCTGTCAACACTCGTAGAATTAGAAGCGGAAATAGTTAACGGCCAAGGGGTATCACCAGATGCTTCTATATAAGCTTGAGTAGCAGCGTCAGCATAATCTCCGAAATATACCCTTCCATCATTGTGGATTCGTAATCTTTCTACACCATCAACGTTAAATCTTATATCACTACCACTTCTATCATCATTAGGATCAGCATCAAATAACAAACCAGCATGAGAAGAGGCATCTATAGTTGCAAAAGCAGCAGCACTAGGAACATCACTGTCAATTAGTTTGATAGTTGGCCTTGCAGAAGCGATAGTTAAATCTTTATCTGGTAAAACTGTACCTATACCAACCTTCTGACTATTAGTTATTGTTATTGCAGGTGAAGCAGCAGTAACAAAAGTTAGAGAATTATTATTATGGTCATAATCAATTTGACCTATATCATTATCTCCACTATCTCCAAATAAAATACGACTATTAGACGTGTATCCAGAGAGAATTGTTATACCTGAATCACCATTCTTTTCAAGGACTAATAGCGATTCTGTATCTGCTGTTTGCGTTGTACTACTAGCATATAAATGCAGTAAATTGTCAGGGATACTTGTCCCTATACCACATTTTCCGTCATGCGTGATTCTAAAACGCTCATCTAGCGTAGTCGTATCATCATCAGTCGTATGGAAACTTAAAGCAGTACCTTTTGCGCTTGCTGTATGGTTTTGATCTGCATGACTTCTAATAGCAGCACTAACGGCTCCAGTAGCATCATTGTTGTCTTTTATGTGAAAATCTATACCTGATAAATAATCCCCATCAGAAGCAGCAGCAGCAGTATTACCAAGACGTAAAGTTGTACCTTCTACGTCTTCGACTCGTAATTCACCTTCGATATTAACGCCGCTAGTTGCTGATTTGAGATATAAGATCCCAGTTGTATTTTCTATATATGAGTTCGTTGCATCATGATAAAGAGTTAAATCCCCATTATCTGTTGTTCCATTACCGCCTAAATGCAGCTTTACATTATCTGCATTTTTCTCTCCTAGCAGTGGAAAACCGCCATTAGTTGTACCGTCTTGTACCACTACTGTTTGTTTTGTAGTATCTACTGTTACTTCCCTAGCAGCCCCATTAAATGAAGCATGTTCAGTAGTAGTACCACCTCTAAATTGAACTTGAGTTGCCATGATTAAAAAGTGAGTAAAGGCAAAATTTAACCGTAGCTATACGGTAGTAATTTCACTCGATAATTGTTTTTATTGATTTTCATTTATGCAATTGCTCCATAGTCATAAGACGAACTTCCTTTACTCATCGTTAGCAATGTGTTTGAAGTCTCGTTATTAAATACAGCATTACCTCCTGTATCTGTAATGTCTCCCCAAGCCGTATGAGAACTAACATTATCAGCTAAATTATATGGGCCTGATTCAGCTTGTATATATATCCCTGACGTTGCATCTCTAAAACCTTGCGCTGCAATCTTATAAGTTTCAGTAGTATTCCTATAGGCTAAAGCATTGGCTTCACTTGCGGCTGAAGCTGTTGCGCTTGTGGCAGAGTTGCCAGCTTGAGTACTTGAGGTAGAAGCACTTGCGGCTGAAGCGGTTGCACTAGAAGCTGAATTAGTTGCCTGAGTGGATGCTGTGGTAGCTGAAGAGGCTGCTGCTGTTGCACTAGAAGCTGCTGCTGCTGCTGACCCTGCTGCATTTGTAGCCTCATTACCTGCATTTTGAATAGCAGCAATATTACTGTTGAGATTATTAATTGCAGTCGAATCACCAGCTACTGTTGCAACGCTTGAACTAATACCAGCAACTGTATTGATATTCGAATTATTACCAGCAACAGTATTAACATTCGCAATGTTTCCAGCAACAGTTGTGACCTCAGTTGCCTTTGGTACATATCTATGGAAAGTATAAGTATTTAAGGTTGTAGTTGTCTCAACTATTATTCCGAAACCTTGCGTATAAGTTGTATTATTAGCGGCCCCATTAATAGTAACCGTAGAGTTCCCAACAGTACCATTAGATATAGAAATAACACCACTACCATTTGACGTTAAATTATTAGCTAAAGGGACACTAACAAGAGTGCCAGCACCGTTATTTATATCAGGGTTAGCATTAGGAAAACTCGTTTCATTTGCTATTGGTACGAAACCACCTACATCATCTACAAGATCAACAATACGTGCATCAATAGCAGCAGTAGTTGCTACTTTATTGTCAGCAGCGACCCAGGTTTCACCTGATTGAATTTCTTCTGCGCTTGCTAAATTATAAAAAAGCTCATCACATCGTTTGGCTGAATATACCTTGGTATCACTGGTTGATGTACCAGAGGTGACAATGGCACTACCTGTAATATCATCTGCACTTACAGTGTCTATATAGCCTGTACCATCTACATATAGGTTTCTCCACTTCCACCAAGAGCTTCCTAAGTCATATAGGTCGTCAGTATATGGTCTAAGAGTACCTCTAACTCTTGCATAATAAACTGATCCAGCTTTATAAACATCAAAGACTCTGTATCCCTCAACAGTAAATATATGTTGACCATCAGTCTCGTAAACAATATCACCAGTAGAATTTATTTTCGCATCATGATCAGACCCATATTCAATAGTGAACTCGTCATTATCTCCTAGCTTGATTTTAGTATCATCATTAAAATCTAATGTCGTAGACCCAAAGTTTCCTGTAACACCTGGCCTTGCATCAACATAGTATTTTGTTGCTGCATCTTGAGCACCACTTGGATCTCCAACTCCAGTAATTCGATTTGTTCCTAACTGTAAGTTGCCTGTCATGGCAACACTTCCATCCTTATTAACCTGGGAAGCTGTCAGTGTTGAAACATTGGTTGTAGCTGTTTCAGATACTGTCTTTGCAGTCTCCGATTTTGCTGCAGATAGATCTTGTCTATCTTGCGTCTCCTGGACAACATATAAATTTTGTAAGTCAGCATTATTTAAAGCTTCAGCCGTTAAGTTTGATCCATCTTGCCAAGCAGAAATCTGAGAGCTATCAGGAGTCTGCCTCTCAATCATTAACTTGGTTCCATTCGGCAAGTTATATGGTTGTCCTGTTGTTGTTCCTGAGTTAAGTGTTGAACCTATTAATTGAATACTTTTATTTGCGGTGAAGTTATAATCAGTTCCTAAAACAAGAGTCGATGCCTGGGTATTGAGGAGTATGTCTCTCGTATAAAATAATTTGACATGAGCCTTCAGGATGTAGTCAAAAGTAAAGGTATATGTATGGGTGCTACCGTCCCCAGTTTTCTCTTCGTATGAAAAAGCCATTACGTTACGCGAGATCTACAAGCCCGTAATCACCATTCTGCCTTGAATCGTGATTTTCTGCTAGTAAAAGGCACTTTCTGCAATAGCTAGATCTTTCTGCCTCTGATCTAATGAACCAGCTTCGGCAAGTGCCTTCAGTCTTTCTCTGTAACTCTTAGCGTGATCATGTTCAGAACTAAGCACTTTATTCTTAGCTTTATCTGTATAAAACTCCTTCAATATTTTTAAGATCTTTGGCCCTGGTAAGTTACGAATTTGTTCACGAGTTAGTTTTTTATTATTAATAGACAATCTCTTATTCCCCTCATCATCTTGAAGTGTCTCAAGCTTTAACCAAGTTGGACTTTCTATCACATAATTCATTGCTTCTCTTACTGTTCTTCCTGCAACTGCTTCATTCAATATTCCAAGAATATCCATCGTTTCTGATTCATTGATAATCTCAAGTCCATCAAGACTCTTACCAGTAAAACTTAAAAGTTTCACTTCAAATCCATACTTATCTTTACCAGAAAGTTTTGCAGCAGGATCACCTGAATAAGCAAAATCTTTATCACCTTTGATATGACCAATCTCGTAATTTAATTCCTTCGCCAAATCAACCGTAATAGGAATATCACCAACTCTTTGATTTGTTATTTCTTCAGGAACTTCTAATAAACCAAGTTGATCGAGAACTTTTTCAACCTTATAAGTACCATCTCCATTCCCCCATAGACCAGGCTGACCAATTAACCATTGCCCTACATGTCCATCAGGTCTAGCAATATCACGACCTAACCAAGTGTGTTCTTTCTTCGGTACTCCAATTCCAGCAGCAATAGCAGGAGACATTGAGTAAGCGATATTCCTTAACCAGTTTTCTGCCTTGCTAATTGGATGATCTAAATCTTGAGGATTCCAAACATCCTTTTCTAATTGTCTTGTCGCATCTGTCTTCCTACCAGTTGGCTTGTAAAGATCACTACGACTTGTTCCCGTCATTCCTTCTATTGATCTTCCTGCACCAGAGAACTGTCCTCCTATTGGATTCTGAGCTGTAGCCAAGAAACCTATTGCCCGACCCCATGCACTTGCACTTGGATTAGCCAAAGCATCGGTCAACATTTGGAACTGCTTAAATCCAGGCATCCTCATTAAATGTCCTGTACCGACAAGTAATGCACTTTCCCAAATAGTTTGAGCATCATATTGATTGGCATTGCCATATTCAATTGCAGTCTGCAAATCCTCCACAAGAAATAAAGTATTTAAGATAGGAACACCGCCCATATTCCAAGGAATACCAAACACACTATTTGGAACTTTCCCTTCATTAGCTAATTTTTCTCTCCAAGTTCTATATGCAGGAGTTCCTGGAGGAGGACCATTACCAACAATCATTCCTTGCATTGATAATGTTTTCCACATCGCATACATAGAAGCCCAAGTCAACGCAGCAGAATGAGCGTCAACCATCATCTTGGTTGTTAATTTCCCTTGTGCTCCGTGATAAATAGCATTAACAAGTTTAACTCCCGTAAAAGCTGGATTACCTAAAGCAATGTCATACATCGTTTGAGCTGAAGCACTTCTCCAAACAGGAACTACAGCGTCTCCATAAGCACTTGATCGAACTGTTCCCATTATCTTTTCTACCTCTTGACCAAGGCCCCAATCTCTACCTGCAACAACAGGGCCCTCTAATTTGTTTTGCATTCGCATTGCAAATGACTTCTTATACGCTTGAACTTGTTCTGGTTGGGCTAAGACAGGAGCACCAACTCTATCCATAGAGATCGCTGCTGCAATCTCGTCATTACTAACTTCATCTGTTAAACCATATTGCTTTCGATAATCAACAATATTTTGCTTACTTGGTTTGGCTTGATATAACTGATCATCCATTTGTTCACCAGCAATCCTGGCCCAATCTTTAGGGCCTAAATGTGGATTTGCTCTTGCAGCTTCTAAAGAAAGATCTAAATGACGTTGAACTAAAAAGGCTCTTTTACCTGCACGATGATCAACTGCTGCAAACATCTGTAAGGCAGACCAAACAGGTAAACGAGTTCCAAATTGTTTCTCTATTAAATTATTCATAAAAATCTTTGGACCAGTAAACATCTTGTCTCTTATCTGCATTGCAGTTTTTGGACCACCTAACCAATCAATCTTTTGATCCATCACTTTCTTTGCAATTTTGTATTGCTCATCAACAGTCATCATTCCTCTAGGACTATTTATTTTGTCAATCGCACCTGCAAAAGGAGTATCACCTTTGAAAAAATGTTGATCGAAAATCTCTTTATATGTTTGTCTTATTTGAGCATCAACAGAGAAATGACTTCTTAAGTGCATTCTCCCTGAATCCCACATTGCTTTGAAATAATTTCTTGTTGCTTCTGTTCCGTAAGGTTTAAATAAATCACCTTGTATTTCTATTTCAGGTAAATCTAAATTTCGTTGAGTGTATTTTTTAAACGGCCAATCAGTTAATTCCATTGACGTGCCATAAATCGACTTCATACCTTCGGCCATATAGACCATCTTCTGAGAAAACCAGTTGTTCTTTATCTGAGAACTAGGTGCAAAGAAAATAGAATCTTTCCAAGAAGCACGAGCTGTTCTTTCCCATACACTTTCCCATCCATCTTCAAGAGGCATATTCGGATCAGCACCATCAAGTTTGATTGCTTTCTGAATATCTTCTAAGTCATTTAAACCTTTCGGACCTTTATCTATTGCATCAATGATTTTTGTTATTAAAGAACCTTCTTTTACAAAATCATCAGTTGTTGCAGTAAGAACTTCCTCTGCCATTTGTTCTGCTTCTTCTACTGCAGCCTTTCCTGTTGTTCTATAAACGCTATCAATTTCAGCAGGATTTTGTTTACCTAAGAACTGAAGATTAAGACCCATTTGGCCCCACCTTCTTTTAGCAATACTGCGAGAACGATGAGCGAAGATAGCAGAGGCCCAGGTCTTTAATAGATCTGCTTTTGTCGCTCTAGAAACACTACCTTTTGATCTGATTTCTTCTGCTATATCTCTTATTCGTGCTCTGAGGACAACATTCATGTGATCTGCGAAAACTTGCAGCTTGGTCTGATTATTTAAAATGCCTAAAAATGGTCCAACATTTTCTGCGATTGCAGCATCTAATTGATTCTGAAACTTGCCTTCTTTAATATTAATACCAGCATCTTTAAAACCTTCTTCTAATAATGCTTTAAGTTTTCCTGGACCCATCTTTTCTGTATAAAGATTAAAGTCTCGCTCATTATAAAATTGCCAATCTCCTGTCTTTCTTTGAAGCATTGATAACATTTCTTTTGCATTAACTTCTCCTAAATTTCTTACTAACTGATCAATATTTTCAAACATTCCTTCTGCTCCTGCAGGCTTTGATCGTTGACCCACAGCACGTTCAGCCCAAGCATCAACTCCTTCAGGATCATTACCCATTCGATACCACCATTGATCAAAATCAATCTCTAATTGATTTCCATCAACACCTCTAACTTTAAAAGTGTTAGGTTTTCTATTCTCGATAGAAGATAGTTTTTTAAGGAAAGTTTTTGATGAATCAAGTTTCTCAATTTCACTATTGAGTTTTTGAATTTCCTGGAAAGTGTCGTCGCAATTAGACATGGTTAGCAACCTCCTTGTAGGGCTAAAGTTTTTAAATCGTCAATTCGTTTTTTCTTTTTCGCTATCGCATCATCTACGAAATTCAAGAATCCTTCGTTATCTGATTTCCACCTTTCGAGAACATTAGCCCTTGCAACTAAATCATCAGTTCTAGCTTTAAATGCTTCAAATTCAGAAACATCTTTCTGATATAACTCATTAACTCTTTTTAGTGCTTTGGGATCACCTTGAGCAATTTCCAACTGATCTATTCTCTTATTAATCTTATCAACAAATCTTGCAGATTCCATCTCAGCATAAATAATATTTACTGCACTATTAAACTTTCTTTTCTTTGCTATTAATCCAGAAAATGCGTCCTCATAAATACTATCTACTGTCTTAAATCCTCTACCTTTTGCATAATTACCAAACGCTCTAACAACTTCAAATATTCGATCCCATACCGTTGCAATCGTGGTCAAAGTATTATGAAACTTACCTAATTGCCATGAGTTGCCATCAGGTCTAGGGAAATTAGCATCTAACCATGTTCCTATTTTATTTGTAACAGCAAACTCAAAAGGGTCCATTCCACTTAATCTCAACATTGAATATTCCTGAAAACCTACTGTCATCTTTTCTATTGTGGCTGTTGCTTTCTGACTGAACTCTGTTTTGACATTTGGGTTTAATTGACTAAACAATTTAATTCGTTTCTGACCATCAATTGTATCGAAAATCTTCATCTCTTCTAATGTCATATATCCAAACTGAATACGATGGAAAGGTTCATGTACTGCGGTTGCCATTCTCTCTTGAATTTCACTAATCTTCAATCCATTAGTTACTTCATAAATAGTTATATGGTCATTTAAAGTATCATAAAAACCAGCTTCTTTACCAGCTTCAAAGTTAGCTTTGCCTCCCCATTCATCAGGTGCTTCCTTAATAATCTTCACATCATCTTTAAACTTAAATTTAGTATCATCACCGCCAATCCTCCAGATTAAATCTCCAAGCATCTGTGATAAATCCTCTCTATTCTTCATTACACGAGCCATGTGAGGATCAAAATTCATAATCCTTACTTCCTGTCTAATATTCTTTAATGGCTTAAATTCAACTGAATCATCTCCTTTCAATCTCGCTAATTCAATTTCTAATTCTTGTTTCTTTAAATTTAAAGTTTCTATACCTTGATCTATCTCTTCGCTAAAACCTAAACCACGAGATAATCTTTCATTATTCAGACTTTCTGCAATATTTAGATCATCATTTATATATTCAATTTCTCTGTTTAAATCTTCTATCCTCATCTCAGTTTCTGTTTGTCTTTCCCATCCATCAAGAAGACCATGCTGCTTCTTATCTTCTAACGACATATCGTAATAACCAATTTCATCTCGATCTGCTTCCTTTAATGCTGCTTGTTTTGCTGCATCTTCTGCTTCAAATTTCTTAGCTAAATTATATTCTTGAGCAAGTAAACTTTGTGCATCTAATTTAGGATCATTAAGATCAATTGGTAGATCATCTGGTTCTGAAACTTTTGTAGATGATGGTCTTACTTCTCCTTGATCTATTGCTTTTTGAACAATTAACTTCTTAGTTTCTTCTCTTTGAGCTTTTAACTTTGGTCTTGTATTTGTAGGTCGAACGGTAATACCTTTTTCTCTTAACTCCTGTAACCCTGCAATAACATCTTTCCTAGTGAACTGCCTAAAGTCTTTACCTGTTCGATTTTTAATTAAATCAAATAATTCTTTATTTGTTTTAGGACTAGCTAGTTTCTTCAGATCTCTGAAAGACATTGACTCCCACTGATCTACATAAGAGACAACAGGATCAGGAGCTTTCTCAGTAGCAACAACACGACCAAACTTCTGGTCCTGGACGTTAAAAGTTAAACCTGCTGTATTGTCTGGACTTGCTTTAGCACTACCTGTTTTATCTTTAACTTGAGCCTTAATTGATTCATGTACTTTCGTACCATGTGCTCTAAATTCATTGATATCAATTCCATTCTTCTGTGCTAACTCAATAATTTGTTTTACGACAGGAGGGTATCTTTTTCTTCCTGGTCTTAATAACCAAGCTGCTTGATCAATACGAGAACCAAATTCAAGTTCTGCCATTCCATAAGTTGTCTTGCCTAAAAGCAAATCATCAGGAATAAATGATGCTTCCCCTGAATTGATCTTCCATAATCGTTCATCTTCTAAATCAGTTCTTGCTTTTATCTGTTCAGGAGTTTCACGTATCCATTCCCATTCTGGAAAAGCTTTAGGATCACTTTCTTCTAAAATATCTACTAAATCATTAATACGAACTAGATCTTTATCATTAATAGGGTAAGAAGTGACAGCATCACCTTTCTCTGGATACAAGTATCTATCAATTTTATTTTGAAGCTTTTCATAAGAAGGATCTTCAAAACTTCTAATAAAATCAGATATATCTGTTAATTGATCGTCAGTGAATTTTCTTGTTGTTGGTGTATCAACTATTTTTGTTTGATTTTCTATTTCCAGCTCAAGTTGATCAAGAACCTTACCTTCTGAATTAGCAATCTTTTCTGCACTAACATCATCTAATTCATCAATAGCTCTAACAACAACATCTGCCTCTGGTTTATCAATAAGATTTTCTATCGCCTCATTAACATTTTTAGGCTTTGCTTTATCTCTCATCATCCCCACTTCTAGATCAACTTTCTTTTGATCTATGGGAGATAACTCATCGTATTGACTTCCTTCTTTTAAAAGGGTATCCATCTCATCTAATCCACTCTTCATTCGATCAAAAAGCTCTCTTTGCCTAGCAAAAGCTTCATCAGTTGAACCTTCTAATCTTTCAATTTCTTTAAATATTTCTCTGTATTCCTCTGGTGGATTCTTCAACCACTCTTGAAAAGCAGCTTCATCATCTACTTCAACTGCCTTACCAACTTTTACCTCTGGCTCTGCTGTTTTAATAAAACTCGAACCATCTTCTGTCTGAAATCTATTTTTAAATAACCAATCTTTTGCACTATTTATTTCCTTAAGACGTTGCTTGTTAAACGTATAACGCCAGATATTAGGAAGTTCAGCACCAGCTCTTAATCCAGTACCTAAACCTCCCACTGTAAAAGAATTTCCTAATGCAGCTTTTCTCCAAGCTTGCATATATGTATCTTCTGGCTGAATAGAAAATGGAGTGTTTGGTGAAAGATCAAATAAACTTCCTTGCTTATCTCTTCCTTCTCCAAACGAAGCTAAATGTTCCTCTGCAGCAAGAAATGCAGCCCAACGAAATATTCCTTGAGCACCTTTAGGCAAATAGTCATAACCAGGAACCATCCCCAATTTGGAACCAAGTTTCCATTTTGCAGATGCACCACCAGTTGCAGTTGCTGCAAGAATATTGGCAGAAATACTGGCCCAAGGATCATTCAGAAGTTGTTTCTCCTCCAGGGACATTTCCCAATCTTGTTTTGCCCCCATTAATGTTGTTAATTGCTCTCTTGCTCCAACCGTCAATTTTCCAATTGCAGTTTCTTTTGGATCAATATTTCTATCTTTAGGAAGTACTTTGTTGAGAGGACTAAAAACTCTAGGTGACTCTAAAACGAGAGCCGTGGCATTTAATATCGTGTCGTGAACAACATCAACAGTCGCAGCTTTATATGCTTGTGTCTGACTAGGAATAGCTGAAACAGATTTACCTTCAGGATCTTTATATGTAATCCTTCCTAGATTAGGATCTCCACCAAATGCAGCCGTTGAATAAGCAGACCACCTTGACCCTTCAGGATCAAATTTATATCCCTTATTAAAGTTTTCTGTGACTTTTCCTACGTTACTGAACCAGTCACCGACATGACCCCAGAAACCTTTCTCCTCTTCTTTCTCTTCAGTTTCAACCTCAAATACGTTACTAGGAGTTGCTTCTTGTGAAGTTAAAGGTCGTAATGTCATTTCTCAGAACTCTTTATCCATAGTCAGTCTCCTCTATTATGCAGGACTTTTCCACCCCTGTAGATATTAGCCCACACTTTTAAACGGATTACCAGCATCAACTCCTTTGAAAAGCTCAGGATAAAGTTGGAAATAATGATTCAAGCTTTTACCTGCTGCCTTATCTCTACTGAAACCTTCTTTCAATATTTTGATCTCATAATTATAAAGATACCGATCACCAGACAATCTCATCCCTGCTGTCTGAACCTCCTTAAAGGGGTCTAACCATTCATTTCTAGAAGCAAGATTAGGATGAGTGTCTTCTAATAAACGAGTCGCAACCAAGCTATTTTCTGCACTACCCATAGACACTAATTGTGTTTTTAACTTCTCAAGGTCATCTAAACTAAAGTCCTTCTGGAGATCGTAATTAGGATATTGATCAACTTGCTTCATCAAGAAATCAAATAGATCTGGGGCCTGAGCCTCCACTCTTGCTTTCTTTAAAGACAAAGGAATTTCACCACCACTAATAATATTTGAAATCTCTTCTCTTAATGCCTCAAGAGGAAGAATAGGTCTGTCACGGTATCGCCTAAGAACTGATCCACGATTAGGGAAAGAATCAAGCTGATCAACTTCATATAATCTGATTACTTTCTTACCCTCTTTCTCTCCTTCAGGAATAACTATTTCCTTCCTCTTCGTAGGATCTGTTGATTCTGTTTCGGTTAATCCTAAGTTCAATGTATCTAACTTTTTTTGAGACGCTCCTGGAAAGAAATCAGAGAATTCAGAAGCCTTCTCTTTTATAAAAGTAGCAATAGCTGTATTTCCAACTTTCTGTGCTTCTACCGTACTAATCTCCCTCCCTTTATCAATCATTTCATTTTGAATAGCTTCTATCACAACTTCTTTAAATTGAACTTCTAATGCATTCTCTGACGTAGGCCAATCAAGAGGAGCACTTGTACTGCTTCCATAAACTTTCTTCAAGAAATAACCAGTTCTCATTTCTATTAATTCATCAATAGTGTCTGAATATCTACTCAACTGAACTGCAGAACTTACCTTGTCACCTAATAATTTAAGTTGACTTCTTATATATTTATCAGAATCATCAGCACTCATTCCACTTGCAATTTTAAATATTCTATCTCTAATTTCAGGAGCCCTTTCTAATAAATCTTTTCCATTTAAGTTATTAATTAATTTGTTAATATCAAGTCTTTCTCCTGGGTTTAAACCTTCAATAATTAATCCACCTTCATTAGCACTACGCTGGTTTTTTGATACTACTTCTTTTAACTTATTCAAGACAAAAGAATTAATATTTTCTTCTCCACCAAGAGATTCAACGTATTCAGCATAAACTCTACTGACCGCCTGTTCTACAGTTTCATCTTCTCCGATATTATTTAAAGCTTGATCTAATTTAACCTGAAAATCTGCTCCTGCTAATTTCGCGGCGGCTGTATTGTTCTTAACAGCTTTAGCTTCAAAATCAGCTTTAGTAATACCTGAACCTCCATATCTTTGGCCTATATTTAATGTAATTTTCTTGCCACCAAACTCTAATTGAGAAGCAGAATCAACCGTATTTAAAAGATTTTTATTAGCCTCAGTATTAAATTCTTGATCCTCCATTAACAATTTATAAGCTTCTCCCATCCTCACTTCGCCACCTTTATTAAACATCGCATCAGCAACATCTTCTCGAATAATTGATGCTAGATATTGTCTTGCAGCCGCTAAATATTCATTCTCATTCTCAGCAGTTTTGACATACTCAACACCTTCATATTCAAAAACTCCAGCTCCATTAATCTGCTTAACTGCTAACTTTATTTTTGTAGCTAATAATCCAGGTTTAACTTCATCATTAAATTTTATAGATCTCGAAAAAATATCATTAGCAATCTTCTCTGAAGTCTTTTCAATAGCAGGCATTAAATATTTATCTACACCTGGACCACTCTTTGTTAAACCATGTTTTTGAAAAACACTATTTACATATTGTGCTCTTATTCCCTGTAATCCTTTTAAACCATTTGTACCATCATTGAAATCAATCTTGTCAGCACTTTGACTAACAAAAGCCCTCATACCTAAAGGGACTTCAGCCGCCGCAATCTTTGCCCTTCCTCTTTGTATTCCTATTTTTGTATAAGGATTTAACTCGTTAGCTAATAATGCAGCTTGAGGATCTTTCTTCGATAATTTCCTATTATCTTGTGCTGCTGTTTTCTCTGCTACTTCAGTTGCCTCATCAGCTTTCATTAAAGCTGCAGTTGCCTGTGCTTCTGCCTCCCAAGCTTTCCTTTCTCCTTCTTCAATCTTATAACTGACATATTTCAAACCTGCTGTCGTAGCAGTTTGCATGACCTGATTCGTGAAAGGAACCAAAGCCTCTGCTAATTGTTTTGCTTGGTTATATCCCTGAACATAAGTTGTTCCACCAGTCGAAACAGCTCTAACTCCTTTTGGTTGAGGAACACCAGGAAATTTAGTTGGTGCAGCAACCTGAATAGAACCTGGATTAACAAAGGCCGATACAGGTTTTGCACCTGGATTAACTTGGCCCTCTGGTAGACGTTTGGGATCAGCCATTTACATTTGTTTTTTTAAGTTGGAACCAAAGCTAAGAGCAGTGTTGACACCACCAAGAACAGAAGTCGCTGTATCAAGCAACGCTGTATTTGCTGGACCTGCACCTCGCATAGAAGGCGGCGGTGCATTGACCAGAGTTGGTAATGGTGCAAATGGTGCAATTGGATCAATGTATTTTTGACGTTGATAAAACTGCTGACTGTTATAGCGACTTAGATATTTGGCAATATTTCCATACTGCTCTCTTCGAAACTGCCTATTCCTAATCCCTTCATTAATCTGTGATATGGCTGTGTATTCACCTAATTGGAAAGCAAAATCACGTTCTCTTCTTGCTAAACCTTGTCCTCCTGTATCCATTGCTCGTACAGCAGAACTTGCTTGTAAAGACCTACGTTTTTGCTGCATGATTGCCATGCTTTCTTGCATTCCTCTTTCTTGTAATTGAGCTGATATTGCATCAGCATCAACCATATATTCAGCTTGAGCTGCTGTTCTAGTACGAGTAACAACTTCAGCTTGAGCTAATTCTCTGGCAAATTCATAATTCCTATTGGACTGAACTTGAGCTAATTGATTGTTGTAATTAACAGTCTCAGCGAAATATTGATAATCACTATTTAGATCTTGTATCTGAGCATTTTGATTTGCTTGCCATGCGTTGAACTCAGACGTTGCATCCTGGAACGCAACCTGATTTGCATAATCTTGTCTCTGTGCTTTCCTTTTTTGAGCACCACCAAGAAGACTTAATCCAATCTGTGCTCCACCTAAAGCAAGTCCCATAGGACCGCCCATTGCAGCCATCCAAGGAGCCATAGTCATGATGGACTCCTCCAAAACGGACAGAACAATGCGTTCTTAACTCCGTAAGGTTCTGGTTCTCCAACCGTGAATCCTAAATGTTTCAACCACTTAAGAGATTTCTTGTTCTCAGAATAAGCGTAATTTCCAATAGTTTCACCCACTTCGGCCACGCAGAGATCTACCCATTGTCTAGCTAAAGTGGATAATTGCCAACGATGACTTTTTGTAGCAGTTAATCCATCAGTTGCTAATAACCAAATTGAGTTATGCCACATGCCAGTTATACCAACAGGCGTTCCATCATCACCAGCAAAAACTTGAAACATACAACTATGACAATAGCTGTCCATACAAGCGTTTAGACCAGACATTCCATGACTTAATTGAACTTCAATTTCATCACTTTCTCTTAAATTCATTCCTATATCCAGAACCATGTCACCCGTAACATCTTCCTGTTTAATAAACTTCATCTTAATGACCTCGCCTTACTTGTAATTAATGCAACCCACTCACAAGTAGAAAACTTACAGGGGTGAGGAGTATCGTTATGAATTTCAACCATACATCGTTCACCTCGACTCATGATTGGAAACGTAAATACACCCTCATAAAATCTTTCATCATCCGAATCCCATCCATTTGGTAATGCAGTTCCTATCAGCGAGTTTCTAGATCCAAGAATTGTTCCATCAAATTTATATTTACCTACATCCCGTCCTTCAGGGAATACATGAATTTCAAAATAATGCGTCTCGTGATAACGCAATTTCGCATTACGAACCTGTGTTCTTTCTACGTTCGCTGCTGCCTTTCCTCCTCCTATCTCTTTATAAAGTTTGAAACGGGTAAATCTATATCGGAAGTTATATGACTCACCAAACCAAACTGGAGAACCAGACCAATCACCATTACCAATAATGGTGTTACCACTGGTCGCATATCCAAGAAGGACACCTCCATTTGCACTTGCGTCAAAACCTGACCACGCTTCTGTTCTCGATGCAATCGAATAAGGCAATGTCCACGTTGTTTTCTTTGTATTCGGGTCATAACTACCTGCTGAAACTCTCACCCCTGCAGGAGTTGCAGTAGTAGTTGAGACACGCCGATCCAAAAGGAAAGGATATGGAGCTCCTGCAACAGGCTCACTAAGACGATCCATGACTGGAATCTTCTCTAGATAAACCTTCGTTCCATACCTGGCTAACAGATAAAGAGTCTCCCTTACGCATAAGACCTGAAGGATTTCATGGGCTCCGCTAAGTTCCCAATGACTCCAACTCGATTGAGCCCTTTCAATTCCTTGTCCAGTGTTTCGAACAAAATATTTATAAACGTAAATCCGATTCTTATGGCCTGTCTTTGAGCTGATACCAAATATGGCATTACTCGTATCATTGACCGTTAATTTGAATAAACCACTAGGGACATAAGCAGATACATATCCAGTTAAATCTGCAGCATCAGCAGTTAAAGCAGTACCAGCACCTCTAACACTAAACTCACGGAACTGAGCCCAATCGCCGTTACTTTGAGCAAAAACTATTCCTCCCCCTGATTGTTGGGGCCTAACCGCTACATCTGTTTCAAACTGCGTCAACACAGTGATCTGAGCTGTAGCTGGAGTTAAAACCGTTTCTGCTGCATTAAATCTAAATTGATATTGAGAACTGAAAAGAATTAACTCATCCTGATATGGCACTGCATATCTAAGAACTGAAACTTTGTTATTAGAAGCAACTACATCAATCGGATCAGAATCAAGAATCGTTGTAACTGTCTCAGGCCAGAAATTAAAGAACTCTCTTACACGACTAAGAATCACATTCTCATCAGCTAAGAATCCAAGACGATTTTTATAAATGAAAATATCGTTAATGGCATGGCCTATGAAACTTGGATCTGGAGCAGTTTGATAATCACCTGCTGCCCTTTGCCCCCAAGTCGGCATCTTAACTTCCCAAGCAACTCCATTCGTAGTACCAGTAAGAACATATCCATCCGCAGGTCCAAAGAAAAAACTATTATCTGGAAGCCTTACTAAAATATGAGGCATCGTGGCTTCATCTATTTCATACTCAACGCCTGGGCTAACAGTTTCCACCCATAGACCTTCGCCAAATGTTCCACTCTTCGGTACAAACTCAACGTAATAACCGTCAAAATTATTACCAGGATCACCTTCAATCTCTATCTGATAACCATTCGGAGCAATGGTTGGTAGCTCTGTAAATGTTTGAACCTTAGAAAGAATTGCCGTTATATCAGCATTGGCTCTTGCATCAGTAGCAGCCAATGTAATTGCACTAGATGATTTAAGCCAAAGAACTGAACCAGATCTCTCAACCGTTACCCCACTTAATCCAGCAGAAGCCAATGCTGTTTTTAAATTCTCAGCAATATCAGCAGAACTAATTCTATTCTCTGTAACAGTAGGATTACCACTGCCATCGGTTCCTGATATGACTGGAGCAACAGCCGTTGTAACAGTTGCTGAAACACTATTAACCGTTAATTTGTACTCGTTTCCGTATGAAGCTGCCCTCACCCAAACCATTGCTTCGTGGGTTGTAGGACGGGCTGTTGCCGGAGCCGTCGCCGCCTTCATCGCAGGAACCTTTGTCGTATTTGATATGAACGTATAATCGGCAATCGTTACAGCTCTAATATTTTGCTTCGCATCTGCAAGTGAACTTATGTAGTTAAGAGCATTTGCTCTATAAGCAAATGACATTGAGTTCCCTTCTAAGTCATAGACTTTGATTGATGAACTCGCTACAACTGCTAAATATTCCTCTACGTTATCTCTCAAAATACTGTGAATAAAGCAATCTCCAAAAGAAGAAGTTGAGACTTCTGCTAATAATTCACTTGCATCTCTCTTTCTAAGTCCCTCCATAATGGAAGACGTTCCATTGACCTGAATCTCACCTTGAGATGGATCTCTTTGTGCATCAGGTTGTTGACTGATTCCCTGCGAAAGATTGGGAATTGGATAAGAAACTAAAGCCATTAGAGTCGAATACCTGCACTAAGACGACGAGTCATCAACCCACTAGCAGGCTCATAAGTTCTAAATGGCAACCGATCACGACCACCTGTTAAAAGATTTGGTTGCTCCTGCCTTTGCTCCATTCTTTCTAAAGCTATCTGTGCATCTTTTTCATCTTGTGCGGTAAATTTATAAGCAGCTTCATCACCTAATACACGAGCAACAAATACACGAGCAGATCTAATTATTATCCACCTGTTATAAGCTTCTGGAGTCTCTGACCATGACAGCGTTCTAATGATGTCTGCTTCAATCTTTGTAAGAGTCGTCTCCATCGTATAAGAACGATTTGTAGTGTCATAAATCCTTTGTCCACGCAAGATGTAGCGATTCGCGTAGAGATAAGGATCTAAGGCGAACTCAACAATATCTGTAGGAATTTCAATCTGTCCATTGTCGTTTTTTGAAAAGGGAAAACAATGTTCTGTATTCCAACTCCAGCCCTTAATTTGACCTTCTTTATGAAACTCAAGAAGCGTTCTTTCAGCTATCCGAGCATCCTGAATTTGAGTCAAATCAAGTGTGTTTATCGGCTGTTCACCAATACATTCCAATAAGACATTTACAGCATCAAGAAGAGAACTTCTTCCTGGAGTTACCGTTTCATTTGCTAGTCCCATAAGTTTGCTACAGCCTCGTAGCCTTCAGTGTATTAGATATAAAAAAAAGAGGCCAGTTTTAGCTGACCTCTTAGCAGAGAATTTACAAGTTAAGGAATAACAATCTTCGCTGCAGCTTCTGCACGAAGAACTCCCATACCCAGGGCTTGTCTCGCCACAAGTAAATCCGATTGGTGAACAACCCTAAATTCTTCACCTGTCATTTGAAGACTTGGAGAAAGAAGAGTAACAACACCAACTGCCTCTTTATTGAACACTAGACCTTTACACTTAGAGAGGTTCTGAGCGTAATCAGCATTGTGATCACCAGCTACAAGTGAGTAGTTAGCTTGAGTAACGTGATTTGATGCGAAACATGGTATGCCAGCGACACGTAATGTACGGCCATCAGCAATAGTTCCAGCTCCACCAAAGTCAGCATTAATAGCTCTACTTGATTGAGTTAATAGATAATAATCTGCTGGAGTAAATACAGCATACATATCATCAATACTCACATCTTTCTCTTCAAAACCAACTCTTAAATCAAAGAGTGCATTAACAAGAGCATCACCTTTTGCCTGACGAGTAGCACCTGATGCTGTGTAATCAGTACCAAGTGTAACTCCTTGTCCAGTTCTACCTGAGTTAGTAGATTTATTTAAAGGCTCAGTGGAGTTACTTGCGGCTGCAAATATCAATCTTGCAACACGCTTATCGTATTCCACTGCAAGGGCTCTACCAAGTTCTTTTGTATAAATTTGTCTAACGTCAAAGTATGACATTAGTTCATCAACTTGGTATATGGCGGCATCAGCTACCATCAACGCATCGAGTGAAATTACACGCTCATTTAGATCACTTGGATCATTAATAGTGCCTGTAAGTTCAGTGCCTGGCTGATGATATGCAGCAACCATTTTACCCGTGATTGGGAAAGCAACGCTCTTCCCTCCACGAATATTTCTTTCACGAGTTTTACCTTTAAAAACTGTATTAGTCATAAAGGCATCTAGGATCTCAGCAGATCCTAATTTGAGCATCAGGGCTCTATCGGTATCTAATCCAGAAGCACCAGCACCCCAAGTGGCTGCTGCGCCCTTAATTTGACCCGAACGGCTTAAAGTAACAGCCATTGGTTAATAAATAAGATTTACGATTAGACCGCTTTATCCATCACTAACCCAGGTTGTCCTCCTTGAAGGGCCTGATGCTTAGGGGCGTTCTGGCTAAATATTAGCGTGGAAAGAGATTATCAGGACTATTTCTCAACAATTGCTCGAATTTTTCTCTATATGCGCTATCAGTGTCATACAACCTTTGCCCTCTTGAATTGGTTTTATTCATCGCATCAAGAACTTGTTGCTGACTCTTGAATGTTGACTCGGCTGGTGCATCACCACCCCCGTAGAGTTTTGGTTCTACAACTGAATCAGGAGAATTACGTTCTGCCCTTAATGCTCGAATAGCCCATCTCACTGCTTCTTTATTGCCAGAATCAACTAAACCATCAAACTCTTTCACAAGGTCTTCAGATAAATTCCCCTTAGCCCACCCTGCAAGCTGTTCAAACTGCTCTTTACCTCCAGCTTCATTCATTAACTCGGCTTCATCTGCTTCGCTGATCTCAAAGGCTCCTCCGTCGGCTGCTTGTTGTGCTTGTACCTTCTGCATAAACATCGCAACCATTGGCTTGGTTACACCAAGAGATTCAGCTAAAGCGTCATAGTGCTCACTTATATCTTCACCTTGATCTCCTTTCCACATTAATTCAGTCATATCAATTCCTTTCTCTTTCAACTTCGCAACTCCTTCAGCTCCATAAATTTGATTTGCTAATTCAGGAGTGTATTCCTCTCGTGTTTCAGGAGCCTTTAACTCGTTCGTCTGCTCAGACTCTGATTCAGCCTTTGTTTCTTCGCTTTCTTGAGGTTTATTCTTCATCCTCTCAAGTTCTTGATAAGCCTTGATCAGATCTTCTTTAGAAGCGTTCCTGAATTTCTCAGGAATATTTGCATCTTGTTGTGCAGCTTCTTGTTCCTTGATGTATTCCTCGACAAGATTCTCTTGTCCAGGCGCGGCCATTCCATCCTGACCTTCAGGAATCGTGATCTGCGGAGAGGTATCAGGAAGTTGTGATTCTGGTTGTGATGTTGGGGTCGTGGTCATCGTTACTGTTCGGTAGGTTGTTCTTCAGCCATTTGCATTTGCTGAGTTGCAGCAGCAGCATTGGCTAGGTTTTGTGGGTCAGCCAGCTTTGAACGCAACAAGGCTTCTTGCTGTGCTTGTTCCTGTGCTGCCTGCTGTGCTTGTTGAGCTGCTTGCTGTTCTGCTTGCAGCTCTTGTTCTGTCTTGACCAACCCAAGTGTGTCTATACCCATTGAATAAGCGAGACGGGTGATCAATTCAGATGGCTTCAAGTAAGTAGCCAATCCTTCTGGGCCAATTGTTTGCCCCAGGGTCGTAGTAAACCGCACTAGCTGTTCTAAGTCGTTACCACGACCAACGGCTGCAAGACCCACTGTCATTACAACTTTTACTAATTCCTTCGGAAGCTTTGGAACCTTCCCTTCTCGTTGAAGAATATCCAGCTTTCTAGCGACATAAGGAACTTGAAACTCAGTCGTAAGGATTGAATAAATACTGCCCAAAGAGTTCTCTACTTGCAGTGCCTGTAACCGAACTTCTTCGGCTGTAACTCTCTCTGCATCACGTTGATCTGCAAGCATAAAAGCCTGTGATAGCCTAGCTTCTATCTGTTGCTTACCTTGCATCGCTACAGATAGATCCTGACTTTTCTGAACTTGTAGAGCGAGAACATCGTTCGGATCTCCTGTAACAAACGCCCCATTCGGTGCTTTTGCGAGGTCATTTGCTTTCGTAACCCCTGATGGTTTGACTAGGAATAAAACTTTTGATGACGCTAAAGCTCCCTCCGCGATTGCCTGACATAACGCTTCAACTGTTTGAAGGTCAGCAATAGCAGCAGATTCAACATATCCAACCCCGTAAGGTTGCCCTGCTACATGGGTCATCCTCAATGGGAGCCAAGGACTAACATCTTTTGGTGCTCTACCTTCAGTACCAGGAATGATCTTGCCTTTTACTTCCTGGTGCCAGGTAACTTGATCACCTTTCCATTTGATATAGGTATATAACTTACAAGTCTTCTCTTCTTCCTTTCTATCCAAAGTTCCTTCATAAGGATCAAGTATTCCCTTCAACTCAGTCTCTTCTTCCTCCTGCAACATTTCCAAAACCTTTTCAGGTAATGAGTAATAAGGAAGCTCTTCGCATGTAATACATTCCAATGGATTACCCATTGAATCTCTAAACATCACATAACGATTGAGATGAAAAACTCTTAGTCCTTCAGGAGAAACATATAAAAGGGCATTACCAGCAATGACCAAATGTAATAACGCCTCATGGAAAACCACGCGATCATTACTTGTTTCAATTTCTCGAAGAACCAATCGCTCAATCTTGCTTAATGCCTCCTCAAATTGTGCCTTCTCCTCTGGAGGAACACCCTGCTTAACTAACTCTGCATCATCTAGCGAGAACCTGAAGAACTGCTGAGTTGGGGGCAGCAATGCAAGAAGCATTCTGCTCGCCAAATTAAGACAACCGCGAGCCCCGATTCCATTCCAAGGAACTGAATAAGTGTCTTTATTATTTGCTCCAGGATCATTACTCGCAGGAACAATGTATGGAATTGTCAGTCGAGCTGATGTTCTTGCTCTTTCAAGGTGATAATTTCTATCACTCTCTCCGGCTCTATAGCGTTGTTCAGCAGTTGGCATAATTTACACCGAGTAATTGGTTCCAGCACCAGCACCTGACTGGCCTCCACCTAAACGCAAACCAGCAGTTGTGCTACGTGGTCTAGGTGTTCTTCCTTTCTTCCGAGAGACTTGAGCGGTAGGAGCTTTTTTCGATTCCTGAGCCAATATCCTTAACGAATTAGTAACTGCCTGACCACGAGCACGAGCTTGACCTACTCTTGTTTTTTGTTCTTCTCTTAAACCAGCAACTAAATCTGTTTGAGCTTTTTGTTGTTGAACAAGTTTTAATTCCTGTGCTTGTAGTGTGGCTTGTTGTTGTGCAAGAAGTGCCTCTCTTTCTTTAGCAAGACGATCTAATTCCTCTTGTTTCTGTTTAGCTATCGCATCAGCTTCTGCTTGTTTTTTCTTATATTCTTCTTTCGCCTTGTTCTCTGCTGCAGTAATACCAGTAACGTCTTTTACTGTATTTTCAACCTTCTCAGCAGTCCAATCAACAACATCATCAACAACACCAATAACAGGAGTAACCACATCGTTTACTCCACCTACCACGGTTTGCACAGTGTCTTTCACAAAATTCATAACAGTTTTAGGGCACATAATTAAACTCCGTAATTAGTACCTGCACCTGCAGAAGCAACAAGACCAGCCCTGTTAATTTTCAGGTTGGACTTCTCTTTCTTCTTCTTGGTAACTGCTGCAGTTGTTTGAGATCCTTCAACATCTCCCTCCGTTGTCTGAGCAGAAGCTGCATAAGCACCTGTTTGTTGTGCAGCAATAGCGGCTTGAGCAGCAGCAGATTCTTTTGCAAGCCTGTCTTTTAGAGCTGCTGTTTCAGTATTTGCAGCATCAATTTGAGCTTGAAGTTGCGTATCGAAATCAGTTTGTTGCTGAGTAATACGAGTTTCATAGTCATCTAAAGCCTTCTGATTTGCCGCAAGATCCTCATCACTTGGACCTTGATAAATAATGTTTGGCGTTTTAACGCCACCACCGAAGCACATGATTAAACCTCCTAATAAGTTTTGCTAAGGGTGAGCTGAGTTCCAGAACCTTTGCCCCCTTTACTTGCAGTTGCTCTACCAATTCGTAAACCACCTTTTCCTTTCCCTCTTAATCCTCTAGCTTTCGCACCAATAACAGGAGCTTGAGCATGTTTTTCTGGAGGAGGAGGCCCAATAACTTGTGCTAAACGCATCGCTTGAGCATTTGTATTTTCAGCCCATTGCTTCTGAACATTCGTCAATTCTTCTAACGTGGACTGTTTTTCCTTAAGTGCCGTATTTAACTGTTGCTGAACAAGCTTGGTATTACCTTCGATTGTTCTATCAATCGCATCTTTTTGTAGTTGAAACTGCTTGTCATAAGCGTTGTAATCAGGTTTTGTAATAGTTGCAGCACTACCACCTCCTCCGAAGCACATCAGATCACCTCCATAGACAAAGCATCATCTTCTTGTTCTTCGTATTTGCTACGAAGCCAACGCACGACAGAAGCTTGGCCAGCTTTAAACCAAACTTCATCTCCCGATTGACCTAAATCAGGACATTGATCAGGAAATTGTTCCGCAAGTGCAGTCACAAGTCGTTCATCGATAGATGGAAAATAAACCACTCTCCAAGACTGTAGACCTTTATAGCCTACCGATAATATGTGTTATAGCCCATACTAATAGTATTATTCAACGACCCCGTAAATGAGTGATTTAAATTCAAAACTTGCAGAAATGCACGAAGAGGTCATCGAACAAGTATTAGATGACTTACGAAATGGTGATCGCAAGGCAAGACAAGAGGCAATGACATTGTTAAAACAAAACAATGTGACTGCTGTTGCTACCAGTAGCAGCTCCCTTGGAAAACTTGCTAAGAAATTAGACTTTTCAAGTATGGATGAGAAAGTTATTCCTTTGAAACGCCCACCTGCATCCTCTTCACCCCGCCATGAACCTTCCCTCTAGATTTACGACCACCCCAACCCATAGCAATTGAATCAATTGATCCAACTGTTTCATCCATCCAAGCTTCTAATTCATCTTCAAATAATTGATCAGCACGAGATTTCCTAGCTTTCTCCTGGTCTTGTGCTGCAGATTCGACAAAGAAACCACAAGCAATAGCCAAAGCATCCAATCTATCGTCGTGAGACAAGCAACCTCTTTCTGCTGTCAACCTTGAAGCCTGGAAAAATAAAGACCGAGCGTATCCATGCTCAGGATCTTCATCCGTTAATCGATAATCTTGTTTAATAACGCGGCTATTAACAATAAGACGATGTTGCTGAATTAATGGACCGAGCGTGTCACATAACCGTTGCTCTTTTCGAATATTATGTCTAACTTCTTCAATAGTGACGGGATACTCGCGAAGCAAATGGGGCTTCAATAAAGCAGTAAACATTCCGTCACCCATATTACTTTCAGCGACTACATAATTCACTTCCCATTTCTTTGCTGTCTTAGCGAGATATTGCAGAACTTCATCTGCATAACCAAGAGTTGAACCGCCTGATTCCAGTAAAAACATATTTCCGTTCAACTCAGCTACAACAGCCCAAGCCAATTCATCAGCACCACGACCAGCAGGGTCAATAGCTAAGACACACCGCCAAGTATCAGTTTTCGGAATCCAACCATTTTGAAAAATAGGACGATGGTAATAACGATCAGCACCAAGTCCGACACAAACTAATTCTTGCAATCTGACATCAGGCTGATTAGACCAAACACATGTTTCAGGTAGGGCTGTTCCATCTAAATCAACAACCATCAAATCACCAAGACGAATTGGGAACTTATCTAAGGTTGCCAATCTCGTATTCAGCATGAACTGAAGTTCAAAGCTGGCCTTGGTCATTGATGCTTGTCTCTGGAGAATATCCTCATGACCAAATCTCTCTGGGTCCGTCGGTTGTTTCACGAGGCTGCTGTTCGCGATGACCTCCTCTTCAATCGTCGGATCGAGGTTGCCCTCGTAGCAATCAAGCTCGTCGGGATACAACGCAGGCCAATATCTAGCCGCATAGTTCCTTTCTCTTACAAGCCTTAAATATATACTTGTCTCCGTATGTGGCGTTCCTAAATATAATATTTTACGGGGCAAAACCTGGCCCTCCTCTGGCTTTATGATACTTTGTATTTCTTCAACAGCGTGTGCAACCCTGTCTTGTTTTAACTGTGTAATTACATTAGCAAGTGTTTCTACGTCATCAAGAATTGCACAAGTACATCTTTGTCCTGTTGTCTGACCCATAATTCCCATCGAACGAACAGACGGAGACTGTTCCACCTGGGCGGGGCCCACATCAAAAGCTACATTTGAAAATCTATTTTCCGTCCCAGGCATAAGACACTGGAGAATATCTATTTCACCAATACAACGCAGCATGAAAGACGAGAAGTCAGTTGACTTCACTGCAGTTGCAGACACAATCAAAATCTTTTCATTCGGATCTACTCTTAACCTCCACAACGCATAAAAAGACGCAAGAATACTTTTCCCTAATCCCCTGAATGCAACAGTCAGACTTTTATCAGGCCCTTCTTGCATCCATTTACACACAGAAATCTGCTGCTTTGTTGGAGCATCTGCTAACCCCAACTCTCGCAACAGATAACAAGTGAAATTTGGAAAACTATCTCTTAATTGCGGAGGTAACGGTTCCCAAAGTTCCTTCATTCTTCTTCTTCTTTTTCCTCTTCTACTACTGGAGCATCCTGCACATAAAAATTAGCAGGTTTAACCGCTTGTAATGTCTCGTCTTTTACGACGCATGAACCAACAAGACCTAATTCAAGTCTTTGGTTATTTGTGAGATAAGGCATAGTTCCCCCATGAAACTTCTCCTATTCTGCCTTATAAATTCATCTATTCACTAAATCAATATATGTCATACAAAAATAAACCCTGCAATTGTCCTCATTGTCTACAAATTAAATATCAACAATCTAATGCCTTCTTTCTCAATAATTTAATAGCGACAAAACCCTCAATGAAGAGGGCCTTATCTAACCCACGCTGACCACGACCAAGCAGCAAGCTTCAGGGCTCCTCTCATCTTACCTATATCCTCTCGCTTTCTCATCTTCTTCTCTCCTTTTCCTCAAGTAATCACTAAACCCTTCCTGATCTGTCCTTAACCCATCTACTAATCCAAACTTTGCTCGATATTCCCTCATGTAATTTCCATACATCTTTCTCTCACTTCTACTAAAATCTCTAGCTACCTCTCCACCTAACGGATCTCTATCCTTCGATACCCCCTCCTTCATTAATTTCATCCCATACGTTCCCTTCCTTCTCATAATTAATAACCCTGGTCGTGGTCTTTAACCATACATCCCCGATGAATAAACACAATATAAACACACAATTTGTTTCACTATGTAAATATATAACATTGACGTTCATCCCGATTGCCTATATAAACAGACGGCAGGGTTTTTAACAACACGCGGCACATATAACCACAACTAGTTACCACGATATAAAACAACAACCTAACAATACCCACACATAATCCCCAAAATAGGTCGCGCGATTAAAGGGGTATTTATAAACGTGATGATGGCCACTCCCCCATGGCCCCTTCAGAAATTCGAAAATACTATATATTCCAGGAAAAAAATAAATAGTTTGCAAGTGGGGGGCCCTGATCCATTGGTATCACCTGATTAAATCGAATTAATAATTCGATCAATTAGTTTGCAGGGCTCAGAGGGCCTAGCATCACTGACTTTCAAGGACTCACCCGCCAAAGGTCTAATGCAATTGTCCCTGAATTATCTGCAAGGTTGCAGAAGTCCTGCTAGAATGGGTTCAACTCTTCGGAGTTACCACGACCACAGAACCTGGACAATTTAATTATGGCTTCTAAGAAAGTTTCCTCAACTGTTCTATTGTCACTGATTCACGAGGCATATAAACATGACCCTGAAGGGTTATTGAGTGATCTTGAGATAGCAGTAGCAAGGGAGGAGGGCCTCGTCGAATTTGCTCAGAATGCAATTGATTGTATAGAGATGGAAGACGAGGACGAGGACGAGGTTGAGTATGAGGAGACTTTGAAGAGAGTCCCTGCAATGCTCAACAAATAGAACCTAACCTGGAGGGCTTTCGAGCCTTCCATGCTGGGTTCTCCAGCATTTACCACGACCAAAGGTTTTGTTATGTCTGTTGATTCATTTATGGAGCCCGTGCCTGTTGGAGTTAAAAACTTCGATGATGTTGAACTGGTACTCCAGGAAAACAAGAGCAAGGAAACAAGACGACAGTTTGCTTTTCATCATGACTCTGGACATGGATGGCTCCAAGTTCCTGAAAGACTTTTAAAAGAGCTAGGCATTGAACATTTTATTTCAAGGTTTAGTTATAAAAAAGATGATCAGGTTTGGTTAGAAGAGGATATGGACGCAAGTTTATTTATTGAGGCTTTTAAATCTGAAAAGGGAGTGATGCCACACTGGCATGACTACTTTGAGGAGGGAGAGTCAAGGATAAGAAGTTTTGATGCGTATCCAGCCCAATATGACCGGAATTTTGGGGAAGTAATGAGAAAGATTAGCCAGCTTAGGGCTGGTGTTTAGATCTCAACCTGGAGCCCTTCGGGGTTCCATGCTGAGTTCTCTCAGCATTACCACGACCAAAGTTATTTATTTATGACTAATTCAGCTCTTGAATTAATGCCTCAAACGGTTATTGATTCAATGCCAAGACTATATAAAACAGATAGTCAAGGCAAAAAAGCAATGGTTCTCTGTCATTTATTTGGACCAATTGGAGACTTTTATTTAACTGAAGTTAATGAAGAAGGAACCGAGGCTTTTGGGTTTACAAAGCTTACAGCTCATCCTGATGGAGCGGAGCTGGGATATATCCCGCTAACGTCTCTTAAGGAATGTGTTGGCAAGTTTAAAAGTAATCCAATAGTTAATCTCAAATACATGATTGAAAGAGATTTGCATTGGTCTCCTAAGCCTCTACAAGAGGTTATGAAATGAGACTTAGTTTGGTTTTAGATACAGACAATGCAGCCTTTGATGGCTGCAGTCTGGGCCCTGAAGTCTCAAAGATTTTAATTAAATACGCTAACGCTATTAAAGAAGAATCAGAGCACGCATTCCTAATAAGAGCCAGTCTTAAAGATTCCAACGGGAACACAGTAGGAAATGCTTTATGGATTGATTGACAACATCCTGGAGGGCCTTAGAGCCTTCCATGATGTTCTCATCTATGAGACATCTACCACGACCAAAAGCTTTTTAAAATGGAGCAATTAAAAAACAACGTCAACGCCTGGGGGCAAACACCCCAGGATGTTGAACGGGATCGCAAACAAGCATTAATTGACTATGAAAGAAGAGTTGATAAAGCTTGGCGAGAATATGGCATTAGAGCTGATGTATTTAGAGGGATCAGCAAATTAGATAAGGCCCTGCAAAATTGGTTCATGCTCGTTACTAATGGAGCGATACAGCATGACGAGGCAACAGGAAAAACTTATCAATGTTGGTCAGGTATTGACGCAAAATTTGAGGTTGAAGACTGTGAAAAACAAATTGTTGAAGCAGTTACAAAGTCAATTAAAGAAGCTAATCAATTGAATAAATTATTTATTCAAGATGATTGCAGGGGGTCATCTCTTTATATCTATAGAGATGAGAACTTGCCTAAAGATTCAAAAATTGATTGTATTTATAGCTCATTTGCGTTGACCTGTTGTGATCCTAAAGAATACATGGATGACTGATGACATCCTGGAGCCCTTCGGGGTTCCATGATGCCTTCACAAGCATCAACCACGACCTTTACTTTTTTACTCGTGAAAACATTTATTGAAGTTAATGGAAAAACATTGACTCCTACTTCTAAACGAGCTGATCAATTCGCTGGTTTATTAGAGCAAGAAACAGAGATCAATCTGTTAAAAAAAGAGCTAGTAGATTTAAAAGTCAAAGAGAATATAGAAGCAGCAAAGAAAAATGCTGCAAAGTTCATTTCTTTTGACCAATATAAAGCCGACATATTGCAGCGTTGGGG